GAGCATCATCGTAAATAGCTACATATGAATTTTCATTTATATCAAATTCCTTTGTTATATCATCTTTTTCTAAATTAACTTTCGGATAATTACCTAATCTTCCTAAAAAATTTAAATAATTTTTTTCTTTTAATTCTTCTATTTCCTCTTCAGTTGGTTTTTTACCTTTACCACCATCTGAACTGTTTGCTTCTTCGGTTGTTCTTATTTGTTGTAAAACTAAATCAGTATTTCCTTTAGAAAATAATCTACCAATATATGGTTGAGTTTCGGTACCCATTTGATTTCCTAACCTATTTCCAATAACTTGGTTCATTTTAGCACCACTCATTTCTAAATTAAAAGATGCATTTTTAAATATAGAATGAGTACCTATCAGATTAAATTCATATGGTGGGTCTCCTTTATCTTTGTAATTAAAATTCATATCTACAATACAAAGTATAATACCACCATCTTTAACCCCAAATCTATTGTTTAATGGTGCGGTTTTTGGTAATATTTGAAAATTCCATAAATCATTTACGGCAGATGACATACCATTTAAGATTTGATAAAGTGCATCTTTTACATTTAAGTTGGATGTTGAGAGTATTTCTGATGCGAATTCAAAATTTACATAAAGGTCATCTAAAAATCCCCACTCATTTGGTTCTTTGTAAATACCCATACCATTTGTTGTATATCCATCAGCATAACAAACATTAAGACCTAAATCTTTAATTATACCATCTTCAATTTTACTTTGGTTTGGAAATTTTACCACTACATTATCATACTCAACACTATTATCAACAGGTTTTTCTTTTGGTATCTCTGTTATTGGTTCAGTTTGGGTTTGTGCTGATATGAAGTCAAATTTAGGAGTTTGTGGGTTTGGAATAAATAATTTATCTTTTCTAGTTGAAAATATGCTGGGATATGCACCACATATACAATTAGAAGAATCAATTGCTAATTTAACATCTTCATCACCAATTTTATATGCATCTGCTATGGTGGTGTTAAATATTTTCATTAATGCACCAAAACGAATAAATCTTTCAGAACCAATAATTTCAGTACCAGCTGGTAAATCTAATCTTTCTTCTTCGCTAGCTTCAGTAGATTGTTTAGCACCACCATAACCCCAAAATCTACTCCACATTGTACCATCGGCTCTATTATTCATCTTATCCCTAACAGGTTCATCAAAGTTAATATAGTTTACCGCATGAGCCATTGGTATCCATTGTAAACTATCATCTTTTTTAGTTTCCAAACCTTTAATAGGAATTGTTTTTCTATTTGATGGTAAAGCGTTATATGCAAACATCCATCTTTTTTTATTTAAATCAGCTTCAGAACTTAAATTACCATATTCATTTTCTTTTGCAGTTTTTTCTATAAGTTCTTGAGCATCTTCTGTACTTTGTTTTTTACCACCATTATCACCATTTATCAAATAAGCAGGTAGTTCAGTAAAACCAGTACATTTTACATTTACTGTCCAAATTTCACCACTAACCTCAACATTACCACCAGTGATAAATCCTAAGTAATTATCATACTGACCCTCTGAGTCTTTTCGTTTAGTGTCTACATTTTTAAAGTTTTGAAAGTTACCAACACTTTCTGCTGATAAATCAGTTGTTACATATCTAACACCCGCATCAGTATTCCAACCAAATTCAATAAATATAGAAAACCCAGGTTCCAAAAAGTATTGGGTTACTAATTCCATTTGTTCTTTAGAAAAACATTTTATGGAAAAGTTAGCTTTCCTGCTTAAATTTCCAGCACCTTCATCAATTTCAACAGATTCAATAATAGGAGAAGGTCTTAATCCTACACCCGGCCTTGGTACTATTGCTTTTTTATCCCAATCTACACCCAATGCACCAGCTTGAGAAGTGGTACCATAAATACTAGCAGGTGCATTATCACCCGCTGCTTTAAACAAAGTGAAATCAGGATTTGAATATAATACCAAACCTCTAGCGGCTGTATTACTAACACCAGAAACTACTCTAATCCATGGGTTTAATTTAGATACCTCATATGGATTATTAACTCGATTATTTAGAGTAGTTTGAACATATGGTGCTATGTTTGAAAAATTTGGAAATGTAGACATAACTTATTCATTAAAATTATTTAAAATCTGAAGATAATTTTGTGGTATTCTTAATATGGTTCCATCTTTCAAACCAAATGGTGCATCATGTAAATTATTAGCAGCTGCTATTATCCACCAAAGAGATGCATCTCTATAATACTGATATGCTAAAGTATCTAACCTATCTCCGGTTTCAGTAGCAACATACATATCATCATCTCTCAATGGAATTGATGGATATATTCTAGAACGATAGACTGTTCTACCATCATTTGTTACTTTTTGTTCACTATTTTGATATCTACTTGCCATCTTTAGCTTGTTTGTGGTTCAAAATTAAAAAACTTTCTACCCGATGTATTTCCCCTACTTTCAACAAATTTTATAGTAGTAGCAACATCAATAATCATAGGTAATTTATATCCTTTCATTTTTATATCAGGAGCAGGTGTAGCATTTCCCAAAGCTCCTTGTGCAGATGATGCAACATTAGCTAAATACGATTTCTCTTTAGTACTAATATTCCAAGGTGAATTATCATCATATGTATATGATAATGATTCTATGAATCCAATTTTTTTATCAAATAAATCACCTAATGTAAATTTTATAAATGGTGGAGTCAAAGCAGTACTATCTTCATCATATCCTTGAGGATAAACCAACCCCGTTAAAAAGTTTAATTTATCCCAAACTACTTTGTGTTCATTTGGATTTAAAGAATATACTTTAAAATTAAAAGTAACACTTCTTTCTATACCACTATATGTGTAATTACTAAATGGGTTACCTAAAAACTTATAAGATTCCCAAGAAGGTGAAAATGTTTCAGATAATCCAGTTACAGTACATCTAAATTGTGCTGTTTTTCCCAATGGTATAGAATAGAATTTTAAAGGTATAAAATCTACATCATCTAAATCACCTTTAGATTCTCCACTAAAAACACCCTCATTATTAATGATATCATTTAATGTGTAGAATCCTCTTTTATCGGTTTCTAAATTATTATCATTGGTAAATCCTTTAACTTCGGCTTGATTTGAAAATTTAGCAATTCTATCTGGAGTTTGAGAAAATCTAATTGGGGGAACATCTCCACCTTGATTTCTCCACTCATTTAATGGTTCGTAATCTAATTGTTGTTTATATGATAATTGATTTTGTTCTTTAGGTGTTTTTGATTCTTCAACTGAAATTGTCTTAGAGTATAGAGAACCATCTTTATCAACCTTTCCTTCTTTTGGGTCATTTTTTGGTCTAGCGTTTTTATTATCACCATAGTTTACATTTACAGCAGTAGCCCATGGTAAAATATCTTCTATAAATCCAAATTCTTTAGGTATTTGTGAATCGGATGGATATATTGATATTGATTTTTGGGATGTTGCTTTTGCTGGTAGATTTCTTTTACCACCACCAAATAATTTTTTTCGTAAAGTTTCTTTACCTAGCTTAATAGCAGAACCTAATGCCTGCTTCCCAATAGTTTTTAGATTCCCACCACCACCTTCTTTAAGTAATTTACCCAATAATGAACCATCAGCTGATTTTCTAATTGCAGCTAAATCATTCATTCTATCTTGGGTTAATCCTAAATTTATTTTCTCTTGACCTACCAATCCTCCAGCGTTAAGTTTATTTACCACAAATGTTGGAGTTGCTGCTTCGGGTATTCCTAATTTAGAATTTATATTATTTCTTAGATTATTTAATTTACCACCAATTAATCCACCATCAGAAACTTCACCAGAAGTAGCTGTTTTCATAGTATTTAATACAGGAGTACTTCTTAGAGTTAATCTGGCTATTTCATTTCCATATATTACAGGTGTTGAAAATCCTCTGATTATTCTTAATCCTGTTACTTCTTCTTCTAAAAGCGTTTCACTACCCTTTACCCCTAATGTTTTTCTTAATAATCTAGCTGGTCCAAATCCAGTATTATTTACCAATGGGTCAGACGTAGAAATTCGGATATCCTTTGAATTTCGGATATCATATGCCTCAGCAGCGGTTTTACCACCCTGAGATGGGAGTTGTTTACTCTTAAATAATTCTTCTAATGTCTGTGCCATATTAACTCATTGCGTATGAATTTCCACCAACTCTTTCAACAGCAGCTGCTACTCTGGATGTTACTTTTTCACCATCCATATAAACTCCTATTTTACCAGAAAGTAAATCACTTCGTAAACCTTTTATTTCATCTATAAGTAGTTGGGATTTATCTTCTCCTTCACCACCACCAGCTCCTTCTTCGTCTCCACCACCAAATAGTGAATTTAATCCTTGTGTGATTGCACCAACTGCACCCAATGCCATCAGACCCGGTGCTGCTACAATACCAGCCAATCCTAATGCTACTAATGATGCGGATAATCCCATAATAGAATATGATAATAATGCTATTGCTGGAATGAGTACTACCAAACCTCCAATAGTTGCCGCTACAGACATCAACTGTGGCATTAGAGTTCCAATACCATTTGCCATCATTTCAAATCCAGTTCCTATTGATTGAAGTGCTACACCCAATACCAATACCGATGCTGCGATTACTAACATTGCAGCTGCTCCAGCTAAGATTGCTACTGCACCAACACCACTCGTCATAATTGCTCCTAATAAAGCAACCGCCCCAACTAAGGCTAACATTGATACCACAGCCATTCCAACTGCTTCCCAACTAACCTTCATAAATTCTTGTACTGCTTTTCCAAATACGAATACTGCGGCTGCAACTACTAACATAGCTGCCGCACCTTTGAGTACTTCACTCATTTTAATTTTGGACATGGAATCCATAATTCCACCCTTTTTACCTATATCACCACCACCAGTTATTTTTTCACTAATAGAATCTTTTGCTTTTGAAGTTACACTTTCAGTAGCTTTTTTACCAGCACCACCAAATAATCCTCCAATTTTCTTAACAGGCCACATCAATAGGTCTTTGAGTCCTTTTCCAATAGAACCAGCAACTTTACCCATATCCATACCCAATGCTTTGAATCCAGTTCCCAATTGACCCGCCATAGTAATCATACCACCCAAACCTTGTAAACCAGTACCTAAGTATTTGTTTAATCCGGCATCTAAAAACTCTCCCATTTTAGAGAATTTCTCATTTACTACATCACCCATTGTAGCTGCTTTACCTTGATTATCAGCCATTTTCTGAAGTTCTGCAACTGATACTCCTAGTAAATCTGCGGTTTGTTTCTTTTGGAAGTAATCCATTCTATTGAATGATTCAATACCACCTAATGCTCTTAAAGTTTCTTCAGTAGCTCCTTTAATATCACCTTCAAATGCCAATGCTCTAGCTCTATCTAAGTTGATATTTCTACCTAGCATCGCACCCAATTCTAATTCTTTGGTAATAGATGATTCAAAATCTAAAAGATTATCAGCTACACCACTAAGGGTTTTCATATTTACACCCAATTTCTGAGCATATCCCGCAGCTTCTAAAATATTTTTTCCACCGTCTTTACCAAACAATGCGAACTCTTCAGTTGCTCCAGCTAAATCTTGCATCAGAGCAGCTGGGATAATACCATTTTGTGATGCGAACTCTTGTGTGGTTTTAACCATATCTGCTGCGATATCAGTTGAACCACCATTCATTCTCGCAAATGATGCGGTTAGTGATACAGCTTCCTTATTGGAAATACCCATATTGGTTGCCATTAAACCAATATTAGCTTGTGTACTTAGGGTTGCCGCATCTACTCCACCAAATTCAGATGCTAATTCTCTTACAGTTCCCGCAGTATCATCAAAGATGAACCCTAATGCGGTTGCTGACATTGTTGATGAATTTAATCCTTGTGTAAAACTCTGTCCTAATTCTCTATTTACTTTACCAAATTTATCAGCAAATTTACCAATTCCAATTACCAATGCCCCAATAGCCGCTTGAGGTCTACTAAGGAATGTGGTTAAGGTTGAACCCAACGCATTAACCTTCTTCTTCATTGATTCAAAAACTGCTGCCTGTTCTTCTAATATATCTTTTTGTTCTTGAGTTAAAGCAGATAAGTTTTGAGCATCTTTAATTTGTGTTTGTACACTAGCTGCTATTTCCCCCTGTTGTGCTAAGAAGTCTTTAGTTACCGCCAATCGTTTATCCATTGAACCCAACTCTTCTTGAATCATTGAACCCAATAAATCAAATTCAGATTGTAATTGTTGTTTTTGCTCAACATCATCACCAGTTAATTGAGCTATTTGAGCCGCAATTGAAGCTTGGTCCGCATAGGCCTGTAATATACCATTTGCTTGTTGTTGGGCTGTTGCATTTTGCCCAGATAATTTTGAATTACTATCTATTCTAGCTGCTAATGAATTGGATATTTCAGTAGTTTGTACCGCTTGTTTTTCTTGCTGAGTGGATATTCTTTTATATACACCACTAAGAGATTCAGCTCCACTTACCAACTCAGTTACAGAATCTGCTGTCTTTTGTTGAGCAACTTCAGATGCCTTTATTATTTTAACTATCTCTTTTAATCTACTTATTGCTTTTTGGTAGACACCATCAAGCTTAGCTGCTTCCACACCTTGTTCGGATTGGATACGCTTAATTTGCTCTAATAACTGAGCTTTTTCTTTAAGTAGATTATTACCCTCAGCCATTTATTTATAAATCTTTAAGAAGTTTTTCTAACTCTTCTCTTTCTTTTTTAAGTTTTTCAAGCTTATTTACCACAGGTCTTGGTACATTCTTTTTCTTAGCTTGTTTAATGAATCTATCTACTGTCCCTTGTTGCATATCATCTAAGAAACGATTGATAAACCCAGCAATAGATGCTTCAGTTAATTTTTTCTTTTGCATACGAATATCTCCATTTATACAACTATAAATATAAGATATAAAAAAAGTGAAGATTATCTTCTAACCTTCACTTTTGATTTTCTTTCTATCTTTTTATATTCTTCAGCTTCTTTCTTTTTTAATTCCACTAACTTCTTAAAGTAGAACTTTCTCCATTGTATAGGCATGAAGTAAACATCTCTCCAAGTAAATCCGTTACCGAAATTAACCAACTCCCAAATTTGGTTATGAAGTTGGATACTATAATCACTCGGAAGGGTAAAAAAACGATACCCCAAACGGGATATCGAGCGCCTCCGTTTCGCCCGTGAGTTCTGAAGTAAACTCGAATGTTAAGTCCATATCAGGACTTATTTGTTTAACATATTTTCTAAATGCTTTGGTATCTAATGCTAAGAATTCATTTTGTACCCACTTAGTGATATAACCTCTATCATCATTACCATCTACTGATTGAATCATATATTTCAAACGAGTAGTTACATCAAATGATTTTTCTCCTTTACCTTTGTATAATCTAGCTAATGCTTGATTTTCTTTGGTAATTTCAATCTCATCACCATGCGTAAGGAGTTTAAATTCAAGTTCTTTACCTGATTTAGGTAACTTAAATTTATAAAGGTTATCACCATTTAATAAAGATTCATCAAAATCTTTTGTTTTTACTTTTGATAAATCAATGATGGTTTTTTGTGTTTCTAATGAGAAAGGGTCAGTTATTTCAACTTCATAATCTGCGCCATAACCCATTACTCTGGTTGCCAATAAAATTGCGTTTTTATCACCAATAAAAACATCATCAATACTCAAACCAGGTTCTACCACTACTGATTCAAATAACTTATCCAACACAATACCCTTTTTAATCAAAGATTGAGATGCAAGAATATCTTCTTCTCTTGCAGTCATATATTTGATTTCAATGTTTCCTTTTCTTAAAGGATGTCCTTCAGGGTATGTTAGACCTTTTGAAGGTAAATCAATTACCTCAGTTGGAAAATCAAATTTATTTTCACTCATAACATTATAATTTTGTTTGTATATATAAGTATATAGAAAGAAAAAAGTTGAAAAAAAAAGAGAGATTCTTACGAAAAGAACCTCTCTCAAAGTGAAATATAGTAGTGGATTATATTTTAGAATTCCAAAATAGCGTAATCGTATGATAATACTAATTCAATATCAGCAGGGTCATTAGAGGAGAAATCTAAATCATTAAAGTTTGCTGATTGAATAAATGCTCCTTTTAGTTTCCATTGTTCAATTTTATCACCAACAGGACCTAACATATAGAAATCAATATCTTTTTTGTAGAAATCAGCGTACCCTTTTCTACCAGTTAAAGATTCATATCCTAATCTTACCCATTCCATTACCTGTTGTGCTCCTGAAGGAACAATTGGGTCATACAATGTGATTGTGATATCTTGCCATTCACCTTTACCTTGTAGTTTTCTGTAAGTGTTGATGTGGTCTAACTTCACAGTTTCAAAGTTGATAGATGGTCTAGCCGCTGTTTTGATTAAGTATGATTGAATACCATCAATCTCCATAATGTAGCGGTTCTTCATCTTCGGCTCGAACTGAGTGAAGAACATTTCGTTAAATTCTAATACTTCTGCCATTTTGTTATTTCTCCTTTATATACTAATAAATATTAGTTATTCATTTTTTTGTTTTATGCTGAAAACGATGCTCCAGTTGGTAAGATGTTGAAATCAATTACAATGAATTCAGCGGTCTTAGCCGGTTGTAAGAAAATCTGTCCAGCAAGTATGTTTCTATCAACTACATCAGGTGTGTTGTTAGTTTCATCCATAACTACTTTGAATGCGTACAACCCTTGTCTTTGTTGGATACCCTCTAAATAAGGTTGTACAGTGTTGATAAATCTACCTCTAGTTGTTGCGGTATTTTGTTCAAACACTAAGTATCTTGAAGTAGATGCGATGAACTTCTTCACAGTGATTAGTAATCTTCTAACATTGATTCTATCTAAAGCGGATGCCTTATCTTGCAATGTTTTCTGACCGAATGCCACAATACCTTGTCCAGGGAATGTTGCGATTGGGTTTACTTTGTTTTCGTATAATGTATCTCTTTCAGAGTGAGTCAATCTATTAAGAACTGATACTGCTCCTACGATACCACCTCTATTCAAACCAGCAGGTGCGAACCATTCAGCTGCAATAGCGTCATTTGATGCGTACACAGCAGGTAGTAATACTGAAGGTGGAACTGAGATTAATTTATTTGTTGTAGTATCAATTGTTTTAACCCAAGGATAGTAAGTTGCTGCGTAGTTTGAATCTACTGATGTAGATTGTAATGTTATATCTGAAATAGTTGCATCTGCCTTACCAAAATCTGATATGTAGAATGCATCTGCTCTAGCCTCAACAACATCAATTGCCTTAGTTACAACTGCTGGGTGTAATTGTCTTACGATACCAGGAGTTACTAACATATTGATATCCCACTCATCAGGATTAGATACTGCGTTTAATGCTTTAGCGTATGCTACATATCCACCAGCTGATGTAGATGAACAATCAAATCCTTGCGTATTTCCAGCAGTGATTTCAGCTCCTAATTTCTTAGATACTGCAGGTGATACACCATCAAATCCTTCTTGGAATGCTAATGAGAATTGTCTCTTCACCATATCAGATGAATCAGAACCACTCATTTCATAAGTTAAACCTACACCAGTTACATTACCATCAAATCCGAAGTCTAAGTTTGAACCAGTTTCAGCGTTTGTTGGGATTGGTTTTAGATAGTTCAAGTTATCAGTTTTAACACCAGCAGATTCAAAATCAAATCCAGAATAATAGATTGGAGAACCAGCGGTGTTTCCAGAAGAATCAGTAGTATAAGTTACAGCAGGTACAATAGTTTCATCACCACCCACATAAATTGGGTTTGTATATGCTCCGTGTCCGAATGGTGCAGCAGATACAGGATATAAACCTTGTGCTTTAACTTCTACTCTAATATATTTTGAGTTATTTCTCCAGTCACCATTTTCAGTAATCTTACCATTAGCGTCAATTGTAATGTAAGAATCACCAATTCTTCTTGCGATAAAGTTAGGTGAAGCTGGGTCTAAGTTTACATTGTTATAAGTTTCTAATACAACTTTTCTCTTATCGGTATCATCAAATCCTCTAACAGTTACAGTGAATGTAGAATAATCAGTTCCACCATCTTCACCTGCTGCCTTTACATTTGAAATAGAAACTTTAAATCTTGTGTTTTCATTGTTACCATGACCTAAAGTAACAAATCTAAATAAGTCATATCTCTCATTAGAGATTAATTGTGATTTTACCCAAGGAGTAGAAGCGTTTTGAGCTTCAGTTGTGAAGTCTTGAGTTGCAAGAGCCACAGCACTAACATCTAATGCAAATGAGTTATCGTGGTCAGCAACTGATTCCGATGCTTCATTTTCAAAATAGGTATAAACATACCCATCTTTAGAACCAAATGGTGATTCACCAAATACATCACTTACATCATTTGTATCAGCTGG